GTAAAAACTTCTCAGGCATGGAGGAGGTAAGAATCCTGTTGCATGATGCGGGGAGGTATAAGCCCAAGCCAACTCGACCCACGCCTGATTTCGACATGGTGATCCGCACCGTGACAGAGGACGACTTAGGGCCTTTAAAAGCGAGGATGAAGAACGAGAAAGATGTGTTGCCCACAAATGTATGCTACGTGGACCCAACTGATCCAGGGGACGACACCCTAACGGAGAAACCGGACATGATGTATCCATGCGTTGTTCCAGCGGCGATCAGCGCGATTGTAGACAAAACGCCAATGCAGGATGTTGTCGCAGCGATCGCGGACGACCCACGGGCTGCAAGGACGGCCTGGCGTAAAGATACGGAGGGGCGGGCGGCTTGCCAAACCTCTTATGCTCACGTGTCGTGCCAAGAAAGAGTTGCAAGAACCGTCTGCGCACAGCTAATTTCTATGTGCGTGGAGGGACGTCCGCATACGGAGGACGAGGAGTTACTCGCGCGCGATTTGTTGCTATATGGGGCGTTTTCGTTTAAGGGCGACGAAGTAATTTTTTGCTATGAAAACGTACAGAATGGGGCGGCCGGGGGGGAGACCCTGTTAAGGATTTCTGGCAAGTGCCCAAAGAAGGAGGGGTTGGGTACTCTGAAATGCACGTATCCACAGGTCCAACGGGTTGAGGAGCGATGGCGAACGGCGCTGGATGACGTAAATGGAAAGAAATGCGTCGTAACGGCTTATGGGAACCTGTACGCACGCGTCGCTGTGTACGATCTATGCCGATTTGTTTACAACTTCCTTCCAGAGAATATCAGAGACAAGAACAAGCTGACGAGCGATGGCGGGGTAAGAATCACATATGTTGCCATGTCCGGTAATCGATCTGTCTGGTGGCGTACATTGTGTGCAGTTAGCGATCTATTAGGATGCGTTCTTCCCCCAGAGCCTGCGCCAGATCATCGCAACATATATGAAGTTATGCGTTATCTGGCACGTACAGATCTGTTTCATAGGGTTCTCACCAGGTTTGCGGAGCAACGTGAGAACGCGTGCGCTATGTACGTCGCCGCCGTAACGGTTTTGGCCGCCATCCCTGGCTACAGGCTGACGTCCCTCCCCGTCCCCCGAGTGACCAAATCAGCCGTAGCTTCCTGCAAAACGGAGGAACTCGGAGGCTGGGGGAAGGCGGCCTGTGCAGCACGCGCGTCCATTCTAGGGCGCGTGAACGACCCTCTTCAGATCCATGACGATTGTTACCGAATTTCAAAAGACGGCGCGTCTAGACTGACGGCGTTTTGGCCAACCCGGATTTTTCAGCCATCTACGGATCACGCGCCGTTCTTGCTGAACGCGAACCTCACGTGTCAGGCCATGGGTCGCCTATGCCGGGGAAACACGGAGTTTCTCACGTGTGTGGTTCCGTATAGGAATCCCGAAAAGGCTTTTATATGCATCGCCGTGTATCCGCCCGAGCTTCCCCAGACCGCTGTGGCTGCAATCCTATCAACGCGTTTTAAGAAGGTCTCTAAATTCCTACGTGGGACGCTTTACATTAAGACCGGAGCAGATGTTACGAAATATGGACACGCCGTTGATGGGTCGATACGGGTTTACGAGGTGCCCTACGATTGGGGGTTCACGGCGGGCACGACGCTTATCGTGAAGCTGCCCGGATACACGCGCGAAATGGGCGACTTTATGAGTAAGCTGACGCGACAGAGGTTCTGAGCCCCTTAGCTCACGCGCGGGGCTCCTGAGAAGTGACACTTAC